TGGTTAATATTTATGACATTGCTCCAGATAAATTTGCAAATGTAATTGATGAATACATTAGAAACAATAATAAAAAAGAAATTAAAGAAAAAGCATTATCAATTGGTTTAGAAAACTTTTCTATAAATAATTTAAAACAAAAATATTTAGATATTATAAACAAATAACAGAAAAGCCAGCCTATTTCTAGACTGGCTATCTGATAGAAGACTGTTTACTTCTTTTTAGCAGCCCTCTTTAGAGGTGCCTTTGCAGCCTTTAGAGCCTTTGCAACTTCATCAGCACTAGGTAAAATACCAAATGCTTTGTCGTTTGGATTAATTGCTCTTATTGCTACTGGCGCAAGGGCTGCAACTAGTGCTGTCCATAGATCCTTTGGATCTGTTACGCCTGCCATATAAAGTGCAAGACCTGATGCAAGTACTGAGCGACCATATGATGCTAGCATTGCTTTAGTCTTATCATTGATTATGTTATTCATTATTCCTCCTAGGATATAATTTGTGTTATTGTTTTGAAACCAAGCCATATACCAATAATTCCTGCGACTCCCGCAAAAACTGGTGGTGCTGGCACTGGCAATTTGAATGCTGCGAACACTACACCGCATCCAAAACCTGTTAGTATTGATAGAAATATCTCTTTCATTCTTTTGTTCCAAAATCAGTATTTGGATTTACTGGATGATCCATTGGAGTTGGAGCGGTAGCCAAAGCCCCGCAATTGTTACACTCTATATCTAAATGATATGAAGAAACCATATAGGTATTGGGATCAAATGATACTAAAGCCCTAAACAAAGTTCCTCCACATTGTGGACAGGTACATGTAGGAATTCCTCTAAGATCAAGCATCTTTACTTATTGGTTCTATTGGCATAAGTTTCTTTAATTCTTTATACTCTTTTGAAAATTTGGTCATAAATTCGTGATACTGAGTGCCTTCAGACATTGGGCTGTGCTCATCAAAATTAGATATTTCTGGATCTAAACTTTCAATAAACTTATCCAAACCTTTTTGCACATCTTCAATGTATCCAAATGCCCAATCACGAGAGTCTGATAAAAATTTAATAAAGTTTTCTTTGTGTATATCGCTATCATTTTTAAATTCAACATTATTTTTTTCAACAAAATCTTGTAATGATTTATGCGATATGTACAACTTTGCAAACTCTTGAGTAATTTTTGAAAGTTTTTGTAAAACAGAGACATAGGCAATAGCAAAAGAGGCAACAAAAGTCCCCAAAACAATAGTAATAATATTATCCACGGTTTAACTCCACAATCATCATTGTACTCCTATATCCTGAGTTTGTCAAATTTAGCGGGTAGCGTGAGTTACACAATAATATAAGCACTTATCACAACAAGGCTTATTACTGTCACTCTTTGTGTCCTGATAAAACTCAGCATAATATATAGGATCTTTACGATATAGATTAGCCCTATGAGTTATATTAATACGCTTAAGGTGTGGACCATGGGCATCTGCCCAGAAAGGCTTCTCAGTGCCCCATATATCGCCACAGAGGGTTTCTAGGCTGTCTATATTGGCTTCGTTCCTGTCTGTCTTTATACCACGCCTTGTAGCCTCTTTAATCATGGCTTTAGCGTATGCCCTTAAGGACGTTTCAGCATTCTTCCACATCAATACCGCTGGGTGATTGCGCCAAGCCCCTGAAGGAGATTGACCAGATAAAACCTTGAGTATCTGATAGGTTTCTAATATCTGTTTATTTAAACGTTTATTATCAAGAGTCTCAGCACATTGATCAAAGTCTTTATATGGCAAAAATGTTTGCATTACTTTATTGCCTCTCTTGTAATTAACACAATTGCCCCATTCATTTCTAAAGCCTTTTTTATTTGAACAACATACTGCAGTGCCTGTATTTTTTCATCATGAACCATTGCTTTAAATTTTTTCTCATCTAATTTTATCGTAAGAAAGTGTTCATTGTCAATAACTTCAACACCAAATCCTTTAGGCGGAATTATAGAATGAAGTGCTCTACGCATATCATTTGTATACATTTTATTTTTCCATAGTTAACGATTGCCAGGTGTCTGCCCAATTACTTTTTGTTTTATGATTATTAAACTCTCTAGAAATTTCTCCACCTTCTACATATACTCCGCCCCAAACGCCCCACTCTTTACTGGAAACACCTACGGCAAAACAAGTTTTTTTAACTGGACAAGACGCACAAATAGCGTCAACAATTGGTCTTACTGCTACATCATCTTCATATTTATCAAAAAATAAATTATTTTCAAGACCAAGACAGATAGCATTATCTTTCCATAGGTGTTGCTTCATAATAACACTTACATCTTATATCTATTAGGAATGTCCCAGCCGTTGCGATCAAGTTTAAATACTCGTTGTGTGTACCACTGACCATTGACTCTTACACCATTGACGGCAGTTCTGCCCATCTCTGTTCTTTTACGTTCTGCAACATCCCAGCCAACCCAAGCAAGGTTGTTATTTTTTGAAACAATTTTTTCCATTTTTTCTAATACATTAATAACCATTATACTTCTTTCTGTTAGTATTTAAAGATTCCAACTTCAACATTATTTAATTGAGCAATGCCAACAAGTTTAGAGTTTTGTTGTTTTGGTTTAGAAAGAAAAGCAAAATAATTTATGTCTGCTATATTTTCTTCTAACCAAGAAGTTGCAACTTTATAAAATTTAATTTTTCTTCCCCTTGCCTTCATTCCACGTTCAGATAAATTTGAAAACTCTGATACAAAAGAATTAATTCTGGCTGGTCCTGCAGAATAGATTACGAACTCTTTATCGCTTTCTTGCATTGTAGATAAGGCAACGCCCATGGCACGAATAAAGATGTTGTAATCATCAAAATCGTTTGTTCCCTGTACCGCCACTATCATTTTTCTTTCCATTCTTTAGGCTATCCAATATGAATAGCATTTTATCTAATTCTGGTTTTGATAAACCATTTGTGTTAACTGGCTCTGCTGTATGAGTTTGAACCTCACCATCTATAGCCTGTGCAACATAAAATGTATTATCAGATACCCAGTATGCTTCATCATTTAAGACGATAACCTTAATCATACTCTTTTCTTTATGCTTTGTCAACTGTGAAGAAGGCTTTTCGTTATTTGATAAGGGAATCGAAAAGAAATATTTCAATAACTTATGTATATCACTTTGACGATACAAGGTTTTAGAAAATTTCTTTTTAGATTTTTTTCTTATTCTTTTAATTATAAACCATGAAACTGGTATTGTCAAGAGCAATACAACTAATTCTTCCATGATTTCTCCTATAAAATAATATTATTTTTTATCAATAACAGTTTTTGTTGCTGGTTTTGATATTTCAGAACCACCAAAAGCAATAATCTTATTTAGTCTTATCTGTGATTGTAACAAATTAAACTCAAGATCTGATGCTTTTTGTTTATAAAAATTAATTAATTGTTTTAATTCTTCAACACTTAAATCTTCCACCCTTACCCCTTTCTTAAACTAAATGGACTTCCTGCCCAAACCTTTTCTACTTTTTTCTTTTCTCTTTCTGTAATTGCACGACTCCAAGAGAAGCCTGCATCTCCACCCCAAGCGTCCCACATAATTCTTCCATTTGAAGGAAACTCTGGACCATCATAAAAACCCTTACCTTTTTTATCTACTTCATGACGAGAAAAGAAAGAAAACATTCTTTTAACAGTACTAAGAGACATTGCTGATCCATTTACAATATCAGTTGCACGACCCCAACCTACGGGAGTTCCCGCACCTGTTGCCTTGCCATCTTCTTTCCACTTTAATGCACGACGAGCAGCAGCCTTCATACCAGAGTTAGGAGTGTATGTATCAGCCATTTTTCTTATCTCGTTTTTGTTGTTTAACAGCACGTTTTTCTTTAAGAGTCATCTTTGGCTCTTTTTTTGTATTAGCATTACCCTTTTGTTCTTTATTTGCCATTAGTTATTCCCCCCTTTTTTTCTTTTGGATACTGACCAAGATCTGCCTTAACTGTTCCATCTTTTCTTAAACAAACAATTCTTCCATTTTTTATTTGTAATGGATTAAATGCATGGTTTTTAAAAAAAGATGCAGAAGATTTTTTAGACATTATTTTTCTAAACCTAAAGGATTGAATGATCCGTCCCAAATACTTTTTGTTGTAGGTTGTGACTCTGATTTATATGTGCCACCACGACGCTTATATTCTTGAACTACCCAAGAATTAGCAACAGCAGATGGATAAACATCAAACTTATCTTTTGCTGCTTGTACAACTCTTGCATATAATTTTGGATTTGATGGTGTTGATCCACCTGAACGTGGTTTAATTATATCTTCATACTTAGGTTTTTCTGCTTTTCCAATTTGTACATTGTACATATTTTCCATATCAGATTGTTCTGGCATAGATGGAATTTCAGAATTACTTGACCCCATTTCCATTACCATATCAACAGATACAGATAGTGACTCAATCTTAACAACTTCTGACATGCGATAATAAACTACATATTCTTTTTCTTCCCATGCACCGTCTTCTTCTTCATACATACGAACAATAACTGGCTTATCATCTTCTGCATATTCCATTGAATATTCAGAACCAGGAAGTCCAAGCAAACCAGGGTTAGTCATTACATATTCAACACGACCAACATTAATTTCATCATCTTCATCAACAAACATAACAAAGTCACCCTCTGCGACCATTGATTTTTCTACTGATGTAATTGATTTACGAGCAATGCTTGCAAAAATTGCACGTGCCTGTGCTGCTGCTTTAGCCTTTGTTGGGTGGCATCCATGAACTGTTCCATCCGCACTTACTGTTGGATAGCCTTCACATCCATAACTACCTTTTTTCCCAGCATGGTAACCTCCTGCTGGCTTTCCTTTTCCTGCTGGCATACTAAACCTCCTAGGTTTGTCTATATAGATTATATCAGTCTTTGAGTTTTAAAAGTCTCATAATTTCAAGCAAGTTCCATCGTTCTTGCTTAGAAAGAGTCATCAAACTGTCTGGATCAAGAGATTTTTCTGTGAGGGTAATGTTAGGATCTGATTCAAAAAGATTTAAATCAACAAACCCTTTTTCCCATAGATTCATAATTTGATTATTTACATCATTAAGATGTTCTTCGTATAGGTCTGGCATTAACTTTGCTATCTTGGGAGTAAAAGAATATAAGAGTTCTCCAGTTTCTTGGTCTACCCCCACAGTTTCAAGTCCACCATTTAATATCAGTTTTTCTATTATCTGATCTTCGTCTCTACTCATTTTCAATAAACTCCAATAATGACTCTTTGGTTTGTGCTCCAGTTATACGTTTAATTTCTTTTTCATTTTCAATTAATATGAAGGTAGGAACCGATTTAATTTCAAACCTCTTAGCAAGTAGTTGTTCGTAATCAGCATCTATTATTTGAAACTGAAAGCCTTCTTTTTTTAAATCTTCAACAACTGGTCGTGTTTTTTTACAAGGACTACACCACTCTGCAGTGAAATAAAAAACAATTTTCATTTTCCAGATTTTACTCTAGCCTGTTTTAATACATCAAAATCTTTAATTTTAGTTTCGCCAAGATATCCCCAAGCATAGCCATCATTAATCATTTTGTTATTAACTGATTCTGATTCTCCATTAACATATACCCAGCCAAGAATACGACCATACTTTTCTGATGAATCCATCTTTTCTGTACGAATGACTACAGACTTAGCATCCTTTAAATGTTTCTTAAGATATTCTTTAGCCTCAAGACCAAGAGCCTTTTCAGCCTTATTAGTTGTGCGTGACTCTGGTGTATCAATACCAGCAAGGCGAACACGAGATGCAAATAAAATATCAAACCCTAAATCAATTACAACATCGATTGTATCTCCATCGACAACATTTTTTACTTCTTTAACAAAATACTCATACATTATAGTGCTCCTATCGCTTTGTTTTCTATTAGTTTTTCACGTTCATCAACAACTGCATACATAAATGACATCATTTTTGTGTAACCAGTAACATCATCTACAATTTTATTATAGTGATGGCTACAAAACAAAAGTTCTCCTACTGATCCCGCAATTTTTACATATGCTTGTGCCTGACACCTATCACAGCGATCATTTGCAGTAAGAACCCATTCTTTTGGCTTAACGCTTGGATGATCTTTTACTATGTTTGTCATAATACTATTATATCCCTACTTTCTATTATCTGTTGAATAGAATCCACTACCGTTAAAAATTGCTGCAGGAGCACTCCAAAGTCTTTGCATAGATTCATTACAACATACTGGATATTTATCCTCTTCAATTCCCTTTTCAAACTCAATCTGTGAAGAACAAACTGAGCACTTATAGTCGTATCTGGGCATAATTCTCCTACCGTTTATATATTAAGTATATCATTAGGTTGTCTGTTGTGTCAACCTGTTATAGGTTCTTATTCTATGACAGTTTGCACATACAATTTCACATTTTTCAATTTCTTTTTTTATTGTCTTCCACGAAAACCCATCATGAATCATTCTTGAAATGTTGTATTTTTTATCTCTTAAATGGTCAAAATCTAAAACTATATGATTTTTTATTCCACAATCTGCACACCCGCTAGCAATCTTAATTTCTGACAGTCTTTTTTTCAGACCTATCTTTTTTTTATGCTCTAACTCTTTGTTAGTCATTTGTTTAATTATATCAGGATTATAAAATCCCTACACAGGCAATTAAGGCACGATAGCCCAGGTTATATCAATGGGTAACTAAACCATCTCTAAGGTCCTGTGTAGGGACTATTTATATTGTACTACTTGATTTTAATTACTTTAGGTTTTTTATCTTCTGGAACAATGCGATCTAAATTAATATGTAGCATACCATCTTTAAGATCAGCACCAGTTACCTCCATGTACTCACCAAGAGCAAATGTGCGGGTAAACTTACGACCAGCAATTCCCTTATGAACAACTTCGGCATCTGTAACTTCAACAATTTCACCCTTAATAATAAGTGTTCCATTGTCTACTGAAACATCAATATCTTCTTTTGTAAATCCTGCAATAGCAAGAGACAGTCTATATGTATCTTCATCTAGTTTAAGAAGATCATATGGAGGATATGATTG